TTCACTCCCGAGCAGGTGCTGGCCACCCCGGCAGGCACGTTGGCGCAGCAACCGGCTGAACTGCTCTTCAGCATCAAGAACGCCGCCGCTGATTTGTTGGCCGCTGGCAAAGCCCTAAGCGATCACATCGACCAGGCCATCGACTTCAAGTGGGGCGAGCGTGCCCGCAACCTGCGCCACGACGCTGGCAAAGATACCGGAGTCGTGCATTTCGATGACGGCGATGTGCGCATCACCGCAGACCTACCCAAAAAGGTCGAGTGGGACCAGATCCGCCTGGCCGACATGACCCGCCGCATTGCCGAGAGCGGTGATGACCCCAGGCAGTACGTCGAAATCACCTATCGCGTGAGCGAGACCAAGTTCAACGCCTGGCCCGAAACCCTTAAGTCCGCATTCGAGGCTGCACGCACGGTCAAGACCGGCAAGCCCTCGTACCGCCTCGCCCTCATGAAGGAGTAATTGCCATGTTCTTCAAAAAGAAAACCACTGTCCAGAAGCTGCGTGAGCGTCCCGAATGGTACGTGCGCGAGCTTCCTGAAGAAATCTTTGTTCCGGCGCTTGATGGCCATCGTCCGGATGACATGACCGTCGCGCTTGAGGACGCCACGCTGGACGACCTGGCCTTTGCCATCGTCGGCATCGAAGCCCAGGTTGCCAAGGCACGTCGTGGCTTGAGCGGGCTGCGTGAACTGTATGAGCAGGCGCGCAAGCGTGGCGCTGCTGGGACCAACACCGTGGCCGAGGTGTTCTTCAGTGATGAGTTCGAGGAGGTGTCGAAATGAGCCTTCCCATCATCACTGCAGACCAACGCCTGGCTGAGCGCCGTGGCGTCAAGGGTGTCCTCGTTGGCAAGTCCGGTATTGGCAAGACCTCCCAGCTCTGGACGCTGCCACCGGCATCCACGTTGTTCTTCGATTTGGAGGCCGGCGATCTGGCCGTCGAAGGCTATGCCGGCGACACCATCCGTCCCCGCACCTGGCAGGAGTGCCGCGACTTCGCTGTGTTCATCGGTGGGCCGAACCCGGCCCTGCGTGAGGACCAACCTTACAGCGAAGCCCACTACCAAGCGGTATGCCAGCGCTTCGGTGATCCAGCCGTTCTGGACAAGTACGAAACAGTCTTCGTTGACTCGATCACCGTGGCCGGCCGCCTGTGCCTGCAATGGTGCAAGGGTCAGCCCCAGGCCTATTCCGAAAAGACTGGCAAGCCCGACAGCCGTGGCGCCTACGGTCTGATGGGCCAGGAAATGATCGGCTGGCTGACCCACCTGCAGCACACCCGTCGCAAGAACGTTTGGTTCGTCGGGATCCTCAACGAAGCGCTGGACGACTTCAACCGCCGTGTTTTCACGCTGCAGATTGATGGCTCGAAAACTGGCCTGGAGTTGCCCGGCATCGTGGATGAGGTCATCACGCTGGCTGAAGTCAAAGCCGACGACGGCAGCAGCTATCGCGCCTTTGTTTGTCACACGCTCAACCAGTGGGGCTACCCAGCCAAGGACCGCAGTGGTCGCCTCGACTCAGTTGAGGAGCCGGACCTCGGTCGCTTGATGCAAAAGATCGCCGGCCCCGCACGTCCCGCCAGCGAGCGCCTGGACTTTGCCCGTCCGCAGGCCAGTGCCGCAGAGCCCGCTTCCAACGCAACCCCATCCGCCACCACGGCATCCGTTTCCTCTCAGGAGTCCTGATCATGACCTTTTTCGATTTCAACTCTGCCGCCGAGCAGTCCAGCTACGACCTCATCCCCAAAGGCACGGTGGTGCGCGTGCGCATGACCATCAAGCCGGGCGGCTATGACGATCCGTCCCAGGGCTGGACCGGCGGCTACGCGACCCGCAGCATGACCACCGGCTCGGTGTATCTGAACTGCGAGTTCGTGGTGCTCGATGGACCGTTCGCCCGTCGCAAGATGTGGTCGCTCATTGGCCTGTACAGCGCCAAGGGGGCCGAGTGGACCAATATGGGCCGGACCTTCATCAAGGCCATCCTGAACTCCGCACGCGGCATCAATCCGAACGACAGCAGCCCGGCGGCGCAGAACGCCCGACGCATCAGCGGCTTCGCCGACCTGGAGGGCATCGAGTTCGTTGGCAAGGTGGACTGGGATAAGGACCAGAACGGCCAGGACAAGTGCGTCATCAAGTCGGCCGTCACGCCGGAGCACAAGGACTACGCCGCTCACATGAATGGTGCGCCAGCGGGGGCAGCCAGTGCGCCGGCCAGCAGTGGTGGTGCCAATTCCTATGCTCAGGCCACCGGTCGCGCGCCGGTGCCGGGTCGTCCCAGCTGGGCGCAGTAAGGGGGAATTGCCATGATTCTTCGCCCCCGCCAAGCCCTGCTTGTGCAGAGGACCCTCGCGGCCCTCGGCGAGCATGGCAACACCCTGGCCGTTGCGCCCACCGGTTCGGGCAAGACCATCATGCTGTCGGCCGTGGCCGGCAGCCTGTTGGCTGAACCCGATGCCAAGGCTTGCATCCTGGCCCATCGCACCGAATTGACCGGCCAGAACCGCAGCAAGTTCGAGCGCGTCAACCCGGGCCTCAAAACGTCGGTGTTCGATGCCAACGAGAAATCGTGGGACGGCAATGCCACCTTCGCGATGGTGCAGACCCTCTCGCGCAAGGCCAATCTGGACCAGTTGCCCACCCTGGACCTGCTGGTCATTGATGAGGCGCACCATGCCGCCTCGCCCAGCTACCGGGAGGTGATTGACCAGGTGCTGGTCAAGAACCCGAAGGCGGCCATCTGCGGTCTGACTGCCACCCCGAACCGGGGTGACGGCAAGGGGCTGCGTGAGGTGTTCAGCAACGTGGCTGACCAGATCACGCTGGGCGAGATGATCGCCAGCGGCCACTTGGTGCCGCCACGGACCTATGTGATCGACGTTGGCACGCAGGAGGCGCTGCGCAAAGTGCGCCGCACCGCGATCGACTTCGACATGAATGAGGTCGCCAACATCCTCAACAAGACGCTGGTCACCGAGTCGGTGATCAACAACTGGAAGGCCAAGGCACACGGCCGCAAGACCATCGTGTTCTGCTCGACCGTCGAGCACGCCACGGATGTGTGCACTGCTTTCAATGGGGCAGGAATCGAATCCGTCCTGATTCACGGCGAGTTGTCCGATGGCGAGCGCAAGGAGCGTCTGGTCGCCTATGAAAACGGCGACGCCCAGGTTGTCGTCAACGTGGCCGTGCTGACCGAGGGATACGACTACACGCCCACCTCGTGCGTAGTCTTGCTGCGCCCCAGTTCCTACAAGTCCACCTTCATTCAGATGGTGGGCCGTGGCCTGCGCACGGTCGATCCGCAGGAGTTTCCGGGCATAGTCAAGACCGATTGCATCGTCCTGGACTTCGGCACGGCAAGTCTGATGCATGGCGCGCTGGAGCAGGAGGTCAACCTCGATGGTCATGACAACCTCGGCGATGCCCCCACCAAGGAATGCCCGGAGTGCGGTGCCACGGTACCGATGGCCGTCATGGAGTGCCCGCTGTGCGGCCATGTCTGGGAAAAGCAGGACAACCCATCACGCGGGGTGCTCGATCACTTTGTGATGAGCGAGATCGATCTGCTCAGCCGATCCAACTTCCGCTGGTGCGACCTCTTTGGCAGTGACGACGCGCTTATGGCCACCGGGTTCAATGCATGGGGTGGCATCTTCTTTCTCAACGGGCGCTGGCACGCCGTTGGCGGTGCCAAGGGGCACACCACGCAGCTGCTTGCTGTTGGCGAACGCACCGTCTGCATGGCCAAGGCCGATGACTGGCTGAACGAGCATGAGTCGGAGGACTCGGCGCACAAGACGCGGCGCTGGCTCAACGAGTCGCCCACGCCGAAGCAACTGCAGTACTTGCCGCCAGAACTGAGGGTCGACTTCGGCCTGACCCGCTATCAGGCTTCGGCACTGCTGTCGTTCCGCTTCAACCGCAATGCCATCGTGCGGCTGGTCAATGCGGCCAATGACGCCCACGCCCACCAAGTTCTGGAGGCTGCGTGAAATGTGCCGTCTGCCATCGCAAAGCCAAGGGGTACGGCTGGTTCAACCCGCGTGTGCCCCGCTCGGACCCATCCCGTCACAACGACAAGTGGGTGTTCTGCAGCCGTCCCTGTCAGGAGGCCTTCTCCAAGCTCATGAACAAAACGGAGGTCCACAAAGACAACATCATCGTCAACGTCGGCTTTGACTTCATTGCTGACGCCATTGGCAAAGCCGCCAGCCGACCCGCCGTGATGGGCTTTATTGCGCTGGGCACCGG